TCTAACTTCCTTCAATGACTTCATAGTCATTTCATCGCTATGGGAGCGCTCCTTAAGCTCTATCTCGCGAGCCTTAAGAGCGAATTCAGTTTCTCTATCTTCAACCTTCTTAATCATCTCCTGCAATTGACCCTGCAACAACTGGATATGATCAGCAGCCTTATTCATGGCCTCTTCAATGGCAGGATCAATGCCGTCACCAGTGATATTCTTTGGAATGATCTTGCGCCAACGCTGAGCCAGAACCTGAGCCTCAGGGAAGTCCGCAACCTTCCACAAGATATCACCAGCAACACCCATGAATTCTTTATTCTGAGCTGCGATCTGAGTTAAGGCGTTAAACGCTTCCTGCCTTCTAGTGGCAAACGAGGGGCCAGTATCAGACTGCACATCATAGGTGCCCACACCAGGATTGAAGATAATCTGAGCGATTTCCTGAGTGTTGTCAGTTTGTGGGTTTTCCTGTCCTACCTTTTCCATAGGCTTAGGCGCGCTAGGATCAATCTTGACGTCCATAACCGAACCATCGCGAGCCTCAATTCTGATAACCCGCTCGGTATCGTAAACCTTAGGAATTAAGTCGATTAAGATTTTTCCAGTGAAGCGAATAGCGATAGCCTGATTGTCAATAAAATGATAAGTTGCCCTATCACCTTGTCGCTGACGTGCATTGATGGCTACGCCAGATTTAGCATTCGCGTTTTCACCCATTTGTGCCTGATACTGGCCAGACACCATCATCATTTCTTCCTGAGCAATCTTCATCTGCTCAACATAAGCCTGTGATGCGACAGGCCCTTGCATGCGCTGAGGAGGAGGGATTGGTTGACCCTGCTCGTTCAAGCCATTGTATGGAAGCACGGCCATGTTATCGATATTCGCTCTAGCGTAAATATCCTCAAAGCCTTCGATTGCTTCAACAGGAGCTGTGATAGGAGATTTGGTCTGCAATGCTCCAAATTCAACATTTGCAGATGAATTGATATTGTAAATTCGCTGAGGATCGAGCAAAGCGCGAGTGTGACCCTTACAATCCCAGATACCATCAATGATTGTTTCAGTACCAATCAAGCGAACAATAGGAATGTATTTCCCAAGCCAAGGCTGACGATCAATGATCTTGTTACCGGCAATTTTGATAACTTCGATGTCATCACTAACAGTTTCACGCTCACGATAAGTGCGCTCAGCAAGCGGAATGTTTCCTTCGCGCTTCTTAATTTCCTGGAAGATATCTTTACCTTCCTTAGGAAGCTCGCTCCACTTGGATATAATCTGTTCGCCAGTTTCAGGAAGAATAAAAGCAACTAGCTTATCTTCCTTCTGAGTTTTCCTAAAATACTCAGCGACGCGAACAGTGTTTTGCTGTATCCAGCCGTAACTATCTGTATTAAATCCTAGCGTGGCATTGCCAACATCTTTAAACTTAGGATAAGAAGCCTCGTACAAATCCCTTGGCATGTCTTCAAAGATGAAGCCAAAGCGGGCGTCTGAGCCGTCAACTTCATTAATAAATGGGTCTAAATAAACTGATCTAGGGTCTTTGACGCGCCTAATGTAAACTTCTTTATCAAAACTATCGTCTGCGATAGGTTCAATAACTACGCGCCAATAACCCCATCCAGCGTTCACTTGAAATTGAGCGGCATAGTCATAGACATTTTCAGCATTTGAAATATATTCAATATGCCGAACAACTTCCTGAAACACCTGAGCGGCTTCAAATGAAGCATCACCACCGACAGGACGGATAGTCACTCCAGGTTTATTCTGCTTTCCATCATTGATGATTTGCAAATTATGTTGCTGAGTTTTGTTAATGGTCAAACATGGGCGCTGATTGGTCTGGCGATCACCAATCACCCACTTATCCCACTGATACATGTTGTTGCTATCGCCATTGGCGAATTTGTAATCATACTCAAAATAAGTTCTAGCTTGAGCTTCCCAATCCTCACAAATGCGAAAGCGCTTCTTCGCTTCAATAAGGATTTCTGTTTCTTCGTCAATGAATGAGGTAGACCAAGCCATTGTTTATTTTCCAACAGTGACGATAAATTGACGAGGCTGAAAATCAGCTTTTTCCTTAAGCTTAAAAACTAAGGTATTACCAACCTTTAAATTGCCCACAGTAGAGCCATCGGAAGGAATGACTTCGACAGTGCCGTCAAATAACTCAGCCACTTGTTTACCAAGCAGCTCTTCTACCAACTCAGGATTGTGAGCCATGACTACAAATGTCCCATCCAGCCCCTAGGCTGATTTCTATTAAATTTATTAGGTGGAGGACCACCGATTTTCTTTTTAGTATCAGTTTCAGTTTTCAATGATAGCGCAAATGTCTGGAAAGCGTCCGCACCGTGCGACCACGGAGTATCGTGATCAGGTTCACGCGAAAAGCTGCCTGTTTCCTCATTCACCTTATACGCATATCTCGACAAACATTGCCAGCCATCAGCAGTGTTCTTTTCATCAAAATTGCAAAGCTCGAAAATCGTTCGCGCCGCATTGATGCCGACAGCTTTCTTGGAAGGCCGTTGAACCACGATAACTTTAGCGTTCGGAAAAGCTTTCCTGGTCATGCTCGAAATTGAGCGAGCCGCTAAAGTCTCATTGTCAGCATCATGAGGCTGATAGATCACACTATAATTGTAAGGCTTGCTCTGCATGATTTCAAAATAGTGCGGAGCTTTCTTAAGCCTGTTCTCATAGTAGTCTATGATATTGTATTCCATCCCCGCGCGCTGAATAAACCAAATAGCGGTCTTGTCGGAATGTCCCAAGTCCCATGCTGTAATCACAGGCTTAGAAGGATCATGCGGGACGTGACACCTGCGACCATCCTGTAAAGTTTTTAAAATCTCCTCAGCATAGATCGCACCGTCAAGCGTCTGCTTCGTATTGCCTTCATAAATTTCCAAATACTTGACGTAGTTATTGGCTTTCATCAGATTTACTTCGCGCTGCAAATCGTATGGAAACCACTTGTTATCAGTGTAATTAATTTTAACTACGTAGGCATAGCGCTCCTTCTCTCCAGTTTTAGGATTGATATCGTAATCAGGAGCGTAGGTCTCTCTATTCAAAACGAAACGTTTATATGTCTCATCATCGTCCAATTCAGGGTTGAACGTCATCCAAATTTCAGGCCCTTGCTTAAATGGTCCGCCCATGCCGTTAGGATCGGTCTCATGCTTACCACGAATTGTGGGCATGAGTTTATCCCAAGAAGTAGCGGAGACGTTGTTGGCTTCCTCCACCCATGCAATATCAATCTTGGCGAGCGATTTGATAGAGTTGATCTTGTAGCGCAAACCAGAGAAGATAAATCTAGAACCTGTGCGGATACAGGTGATAGACTTTTCTTTAATATCAAATTGATCAGTTAAGCCATAGAATGCAATATAACTTTCGATAGTCTCCTTAACGCTTTCCTCGATAGAAGTTTGGATTTCACGCAAACAGAGTATGCGCAGCTTCATCTTCATAGAGAGGATGATTAAAGCTATCGCATATCCGTCTGTTTTGCCTCCACCGCGACCACCATAAGCAATTTTAAGGCGAGCTGGCTGAAACAGAAATTCAAGCTTTTCGAGGAATTCAATTTCCATATTAATTTAACTTGTGTATGTGCCTATCGTAGCTCCAGCGCCTTGAACCTGAGTTTGACCAGCACCCTGCCTAAAATATTTAGTCAGGATAGTTGAAGTGTTGGAAGCTACTAGAGACTGAGTAGAAACAGAGGAGCGGCAATTAAGCAACCACATTTTAGCGGTGCTTTGCGTCTGGTAGTCAGTGGGGATAGTCGTGCCTCCGTGGCTAACATCGCCTTGGCTGTCATGAGCATAGGTGCCCATACAGAACATCTGACAACTATCGATAGGGATGACATTCGCTCCATAGTTGCCATAATATTCGCCGTTCACAACGATGCCGATCACACCATCATGCCAAGTGATGCCATTACAAGACTGCACAGTATCGCGACCATTGTTGCGGCCAATACAGTCTATGAACAGACCGAAAATGTTAGGCGTGCCTCCTGGTGTCCAGTGGATGTTAAACCCATCGGCTTCATTCTTAGAGCCAATGCAGTTTATGCAAGCCACTAGGCCAGTAGCATAGTCGAGTTTCCAACCGTTCACGTTCACAAGATTATCGCCAGCGAACGAAGCTTGACAGTTCACAGCTATGAAATTGAACGTAGCTGCTGCCGTCATGGCGAATGAGCCAGCGGCGCCACCCTGACAGAAGAAGCCGCTTCCTCCTAAG